TGCACTTGACGATACACTTCAATTATATCAAGAACGTCATTATAATGGTATTGAGAGAATGTATCTTAAGTATAAAATTACTCAAGAAGATTTAGATAGAGGAAGAGCACAAGGAACAGATGGAGTAGGAATAGTCACTACAACTGGTATATCAACAAATACAGCAGGGACTGTATCAAGTAATTTTTATGAGAGTTCAAATTTTATATCAGTGCCAGAGCACGTAATAGGAGTTAATAAAATTTTTAAATTTGATACAAGTTCTATTTCTGGTGGAATGTTCAGTATCAAGTATCAGTTGTTTTTAAATGACTTATATTATTTCAATTCAGTTGAATTATTACAATATGCAATGACAAAAACTTATCTTGAAGATATTGATTTTCTACTTACAACTGATAAACAAATTAGATTTAATCAGAGACAGGATAGATTATACTTAGACATTGATTGGGGTTCACAGTCAGTAGATACTTTCATAGTGATTGATTGTTTTCGTGCTCTTGATCCAGAAGAATATAAACAAGTTTACAATGACCCATTTGTAAAAAGATATTTTGTTGCATTGATGAAAAAACAATGGGGAATGAATCTAATTAAATTTAGAGGAACTAAATTACCAGGCGGAATTGAATTAAATGGAAGAGAAATTTACGACGATGGAGTTAGAGAGTTAGAGGAACTCAGATCGAGAATGATGCAAGATTATGAGACTCCTCCTCTTGACTTTATTGGGTGATGTATAATGGCATTAAATCCACATTTTCTACAAGGTTCGAGAGGAGAACAAAGACTAGTTCAGAGTTTAATTAATGAACATCTTAAAATTTATGGTGTTGAAATAACTTTTATACCTAGAAAATTTGTCAATCAATCAACAATTATAGAAGAAGTTACTGCATCAAAATTTGATGATAATTTTTCTCTTGAAGCATATGTTGATACTTATGATGGATATGCAGGTGCTGGAGATGTACTAACAAAATTTGGTATGAGTTTAAGAGATGAAGTAACACTTACCATCTCAAAAGAAAGATTTGAAGAATTCATCGCACCATTTATGGATGCAGATGATGATATTGAATTATCATCAAGACCTCGTGAAGGTGATTTAGTATTTTTTCCATTAGGTCAAAGATTATTTGAAATCAAATTTGTAGAACATGAAGAACCATTTTATCAGTTAGGCAGCAACTACGTTTATAAACTCAAGTGTGAACTCTTTGAATATGAGGATGAAGTTATTGACACTTCTATTGATGCTATTGACACTCAAGTTGAGGATGAAGGTTATATTGCTGAACTTCAACTAGTTGGAATTGGTAGAACTGCGACTGCAAGTGCATTTGTTGGAAGTGGATATATTCGTGAAATATTCTTGAACAATGATGGATTTAATTATACTAGCACTCCAACAGTTTCTATTTCAACATCACCAAGTGCTCTAAACTTATCAGATGCAACAGCAGTCGCATTTACAACAGAGAGAGCAGGTATGAAGTCAGTTGAGAAGATATTACTTACAAATGCTGGATTTGGATATACAGTAGCACCTACCATTACTATTACAGGTGGAGGAGGAACTGGTGCAGCAGCAACTTGTTCAATTAATACTTCATCAAATGGTATTGTTAGATTTAGTATATTAGATGGTGGAGTTGGATTTGGTACTGTCCCAGTGGTTAATATTCCTGTTCCAAACGCAGGTGTTGCAAGTGATCGTGCAGTTGGACTTGCTTCAATTGGTGTTGATAATTCAACTGGATTTAATGAAGTTAAGGAAATATTCATAACTAATCCTGGTGCAGCATACACAAGTGCTCCTACAATCACAATAGATGATCCTGAAACAATTAGTGGTATTGGAACATATCATTTTAATGAAGTTGTTCAGGGTATGCGTTCAGGAACACAGGCAAGAGTCAAAAATTGGGATAAAGATACTGGAATTCTTAAAGTTGGTAATGTTGGAATCGGAACAACTACAACAGGATTCTTTGCTGGCGAAGACATAAAAGGACTTGAATCTGGTGCATTATTCAGTGTTTCTGTATTTGATGATGAAAATAGTAACGATAAATATAATGAAGGAGACATATTTGAGTCAGAGGCAGACTTACTCATTGACTTTACAGAATCAAATCCCTTTGGTAGTTTCTAATGTTAGGTAATTATTTTTATCATCAAATTGTAAGAAAAACAGTTATTGCATTTGGCACATTGTTTAATGATATTCATGTGCGTCATGATGATGGTGCGGGAAATGTCATTTCCGATATTAAAGTTCCAATTGCATATGGTCCTAGACAAAAGTTTTTAGCAAGAATTACACAACAAGCAGAATTAAATAAAGCAACTCAAATTACATTACCTAGAATGTCATTTGAAATTACAAATATATCTTACGACTCTACAAGAAAAGCAGGTATAACACAAACATTTAAAGCACAAGACGTTAATAATAATAAAATGAAAAAGGTATTCATGCCTGTTCCATATAATCTTGGATTTGATTTAAATATTCTTGTAAAATTACAAGATGATGGATTACAGATATTAGAACAGATATTACCATTTTTTCAACCAGGTTTTAATATATCAATTGATTTAGTCAAATCTATTGGAGAGAAGAGAGATATTCCAATGGTGCTTCAAAATATATCACAACAAGACGACTATGAAGGAGATTTTGCAACACGAAGAGCACTGATATACACTTTATCATTTACAGCAAAAACATTTTTCTTCAATCATATTGCAGATACTCCAGAAGGACTTATCAAAAAAGTTCAGTTGGACTACTATACAGATACAAATACAAGAACAGCATCAAGAGTTCAAAGATATACTGTTTTACCTAAAGCGAAAAAGGATTATAACGAAGATAAAGTTATAGATACTGCAGATGACTTATTAATTGAACCAGGTGATGATTTTGGATTTACAGAAACAAGTTCATTCTTCGGGGATGCAAAAGACTTTGCACCGAATAGAGGAGTAGATATCTAATGAGCAAGTTTGATTCTTTAAATGATACTTTCAATACTGATGATGGTGTTGAAGTAGATGCGATTGTTAAATCAGAAGATACTGAATTACAGAAGAGTCAAACTAGAGCAGAGAACGTTGAAAAGGATTATGATTATACAAGAGGTAATTTATATTCACTAATCGAAAAAGGACAAGAAGCAATTAATGGTATTATGGAAGTTGCAGGAGAAACCGCAAGTCCAAGAGCATATGAAGTTGCTGGTCAATTAATAAAAAGTGTTGCAGATACTACAGATAAGTTAGCAGATTTGCATAAAAAGGTAAAAGAAATAGAGGCAGATAATCCAAAAACTCAGAGCACAGTGACTAATAATGCTTTATTTGTTGGAAGCACCGCAGAATTACAGAAGATGTTAAAAGACGGAATGCTAAATAATAATAGCTCTGAATAGTCTGTATAATGGCAAAGACTTCCTGTAAAAAGGGACAATACTATTGCAACACTGATAAGAAGTGTAAACCTATTCCTGAAGGATATACCGTTCGTGAGGATGGTTTTCTTGTAAAGGAAGGATGGTCTGCAAAGTATAAAAAGTCTATCGATTGTAATAACCCAAAAGGTTTTAGTCAGAAAGCACATTGTGCAGGTAAAAAGAAGAAAATGACTGAGGAATCAAATCCTCGGATTGCTCGTAAAAAAGGGCAACCTGCAAAGTCAAAAAAACACTCTGATTTATACACTGATGAAGATCCTAAAGGAACTATTCATGGACTTGGTTTTAAGGATGTCGCAACAGCGAAAGCAAGTGTGGCAAAAATTAGGAAATCAGGTCGATCACATGCTCATAAAATTCAAGCAGCAATTGCTATGGAGCAAAGAGCAAGAGTGATGGGTAAAACCTCTGAAGCAGCTATCTATAGAAAGTTTATCAACTCGATGAAAAAGAAAACTAAAGCAATGAATGAAGAAAAGCATGGCGATCACGAATACGAAATGATTCGTCGTCAAGCTGACAATATTATGGTCAATGCTAAGAAACTTAAAAAGAAAGTTGGTAAAGGTGAAGGAGAAGCAAAAGCGTGGGTTCAGTCTAAAATAACAAAAGCAGCAGATTATCTTGATACTGCAGCAGATTATATGACTGATAAAGATAATGTCAAAGAGGGAACACTACGTTCTTGGTTTAAAGGTTCTAAATCAAAAGACGGTAAAGGTGGATGGGTCAATGTGAAAACAGGTGGAACCTGTGCAAGTGATGAACC